GGTCTTCGACCCGAATGTCAGTGAATCTCTCACGACCATTTTTGTCTTTTCTGATAAGTCGTTCCATTGTAGTCATATTTAATTTCTCAACTTTAATTAGATGTCTGAAATACCAGTTGTAAATTATGGTAGAATGGAACGACTTAGGCCTCCAGAATTCACATCTGTCCCTATGAATGTGAATACATTTTGTATCGTTTTTATAGTTTTGTGTGTTTTGGGTCTCTATAAGCGTTCCGTCAACATTAGTCAACGCGATCGACAATCTTATATTTGAGGCACTTACTGGGGGTGAGGTATAGATCCTTCCTCATTAGACGCTTAAACTTCTTTTCGGGGATGTTAGTCTTGGAGAGATACATCTTTCTGATTCTCTTCATGAACTTTTCAGATGACTTGAGTTCATGTTTGAGTTCTTGGAAGTTGCCCCAGAATTCGGTGGAAATCTGGTGAATGAGGATATAGGCATCCTTACCCATTCGTTTCTCGGAGCCACCAAGTAGGACAAATGTTGCCGCACTACAGCACGACCCCTGTGCGATGGTGATAACCTTCACGCGGGAACTTTCCAAAACATTCATCATGTTGAAGCCTGAAAATATGTCACCACCTTCACTCATGATGTGGACGCGGATCTCTGGTTCGTATCCGATAAGTTCAGCCTTTTTCTTGAGAAGTTCTATTTCAAGTTTTTTGAAGTTCTCAACGAATTCCATAGCATTATCTCGATCAATAGTTCCGTAGAAGAGAATCTCATTCCCTACGACCCGGACACATTCTTCGGTTTCAGTATCTGTATCATCTTCGTTCGTATGCATTCTTCAAGGCTTTCTTTACTCTCGTGACGTCTCTTGATTTTAAGCCATTTCCAACTGCAAGGTGATTCATAACATCGAAATCCTGTGGGGTTATTTTATACTTAATGAGGGGCTCCAAGTTTCCTTTTTCAGCATACAACTTTAACAAACACAGTTCATCAACTCCCAAACCACCCACAGATTTTTTGTAGATTTCGTTGACTTTCTGTTTTCTCATCTTATAATTTCCATGTTTGGTCCAACAACTCCCCGGTCTAATAGCACTCTTTAAAAGGGGTTCACCCAAATAGTATTTGGGTATTGTCAAGGCACTGAGAACAAAGTATGGCATAAGGTTCCAGTTTCCAGAGGAGTAAATGTGACTATCAAAATAATCTGCGTTTGAAAAGGAATGGGAGGTAGCTACAGTGTCTACACCCACTGAATTTAGGTAATTTTCTTGGAATATGTCCCACATGTGACCATGTTCACTTATACTGTCATATATTTGAATCGGTTTGGGATCACATAGTATGTCGGATATAAATTCTTTGGGTGTTTGAAATGTATCCATTTCATCGTAGCCCTCGAGATATGTGAAAAAGTTTCTAATATTTCCTTGTGAACGCACAGCTGCATTGTATGCTTTGGTATCTGAACTATCTGCCAATCTCAACAAAGTTTCGGGTTTATGTTTTGGAATAAAGACCGTCTCAAAGTTGGGATACATACACATATTTGTTGTCGTTACTATAAGAGATCCGCGTGTGACTGGGACACCATCAGAAACCTGTTCTATGATTGGTTTAAATAGTGGGTCGTAATCATCAATGAATGCGTGTTGCGACGTGGTCTTTATAAACGAAAGAACATACGTTTTACGTTTCAGGTGTTCAGTTTGTAATTCTATATGACGGGTGTCTCGTAAAACTTCTTTAAGAATGTAGGTTTTACCAACCCCAGAACTCCCACATATAAACACGTTTTTACCGCTACTAATATATTTGCGTATCAGGTCTATATGTTTTTGATGAATCGTTGTCAAAGGTGTGTTATTTTTTTGTGGCGTTACCTTAATGAATGACTCCATTGATGATCTTACTAATGAAGCGATAGATTTGGTACTTGAAAATAGCGCACTACATAAACGTATCGTAGAACCTTTAAAAAGGAAAATTGTACCATATGTTGCATGTAGTTTGTTGACCAATTTGATCATGATTATTATTCTTGTCTACCTTGCTCGACGTCTATCTCTTCTCCAGGTTCCCCCTCGGTAGATTCTTCCTCTTCCTCTTCCTCTTCCTCTTCCTCTTCACCTAAAGATGGTCCGAAGAATCCTGCGGGGGGTGGTTCATCCTTTTTCGATAAGAATTTACCTATTTTTTCGAGGGGGGTCCCGGCAGTCATTGCCTCAATGGGGTCTATCGTTCTCGGTAAAGTGAGTAGTGGAATTGAACGCACATTGAGAATCTCTGGTTTGGTAAATACACTGTCTAGAGGATATTCATCTTCAAACTGCTTCAATACAGACTTGGGCACCGAGGGTGATTGTTCTAAGAGGCGGTCGTACTCCGTTTTACATTCACCGACGAAATCTAAACCCTCCTTGCTACGCTCCCCCCTGTCTAGGGCTAACATAAGACGAATGTTCCTAGAAAGCATACCGAAAGCTAACGCAGCTGTTCTATGGTTTTCCATGAGTTCATTAATTTTGAGGAATTGGGATATAGTCGCTATGAGCCCCGCTGTTAGGTTTAAACCACCAATTATAGAGGGAGCGAACGACTGTACGTTCTCAGGGAAGGTACCTTGGGCGAAATTCGCAGTCCCAGTTATAGTAGAAAGTATAATAACTGGTAAAGTGAACCGAATACTTGAGCGTCTGTAAATGAAAAACGCACGATGATGCATATACCTGTAACACGCAGAGGCCTCACCCCACTGTTTGAGTATATTTTCGTGGCCATCTGTCCATGACAGACGCATCTCTTCACGAGAAATCTTTTTTTCTTCTGTCATTATATAATAGATGAATATAATTTTTCTGATTCATCTATTTTTTCTGATTGGTATACTGATCATTCCATTTACAAATAATAAAAGATATCTCCACTTTTATTCAATTCTCATACCATTCTTATTTTATCATTGGTCGGTGAATGACGATACGTGCGCAATGACACAGGCAGAAATGTACTTTACAGGGAAAAATAAAGATGAAACATTTATGCACAGATTGGTGAGTCCAATATACAAGATGGAAGAGAATGATGTCAATAAATGTACAAAAACGTTATTTTTCGTTCTATGGGGAATTGTACAGTATAGATTGGGGCATTTGAATATAATATTTGAAGATTTCAAACAATTAAAGAAACGCAGCTAGTATAATACAATATGGAAAGTAAAATCTACAATGAGATATCCAGACTCGTGAGGATGCGTGAACTTTGTCACGAAACGTATCTAGTAAATTTGGAAGATGTTCAAGAAAAAATTGAAAAGGTTAATAACCAAATTAAACAGACTGAGTCTACTGTAAAGATTGAAATACTAGAAAGGCAGCGAACCCTTTACAATAAAGAGATTAGAAAACTTGACAATTCTATGGAGAAAACCACCGATACATTAAACCAAAAAATTAACGTACTTCAAGTTCAGCTAAATAATATACAGAAGGAAAGGGAATCATTTGAATATAATATTGAAAAAATTAGAAATGGTATAGAAAATGAAAATACGGGTGATATTTTCAACCTGTTTTCCAACGTCCTCAACGCATTAGAAATTCTCAAGAAGGAGACAAACGAAATCGATCAAAAAAGTGAACACTCGTCTTAAAATTGTAATACATAAGCATACAGTACGCGTCCGCTATATCATGCTTCCTTTCGTATGGAATGGTATCCAAATCTATATACTTTCCCATCTTGACAAGAACACGCTCTTTCCGCTCCTCGTAGTTTAGATGCCCCATCCCAAAGTGTGCGTGTATTGTCAGGGGTGAAATCAATAGAACCTTATCTTTGAACATATAGTGGAGTAGAATCTCAATATTCGTAAAGCCTTGGGGTGGTTGTCTCTCTATGAGGATCCGCTCAGCCTTATCGAACACCTCTCTGTGGTCATCTACAAATAAAGGAACCAAGTCAACAAAGTCATTACTGTAAATGTATTTGTAGTCTTCCAAACTCACCTTTTTCATGTACTCAACTTCTATCACTGGCCCATTCCCACACTCAGCGAGGACGAGACCCATATTGTGGAATCCTATATCTATGGCCAAGACCTTCATGTCTTTATGTCAAAGATTTTCTTTAATAATAGTATATGAAGAATAAGACTAAGATTCAAACACTATGGGTGGCTCTCGTCATACTCATCACCGCTGTAGCATACTTATGGAAGAATCCCCGAGTCGTCACGAAACGGGTTTCGAATCCAGCCCCACCCCCACCAATGATCCGGGTCCCCCCTAGACAGACATTCGAACAAAGGCGTGAACCGGAGTTCAGGGGTCCCCCAATCAAGGAATACAAACCTGGACGCATGCAGC